GACGCGGTCATATCCGCGGCCGATTTCTCACGTTCGACAGCCGCAGCCCCGCCTGCCGATGTCACCGGCTGAGTCCGGGCGGCTTTTGTAAGTGTAGCGTTCTCGGCTCGCGAAATCTCCGCAATCAGTGTGCGAAAATCGCGGACCACGTCATGGAGAACCTCGGATGTGCGGTCCAGCGCCGCCTGGTCCAGAGTGGCGAAATGCTGCTGCGTAATCCCCTCCGCCCCCAGACGCCGGGCCGTCTCCGCCAGGACCATCTGGTCCACAAGCGTACCGGCCTTCTCGTCTGTCACGGTCGGAAGCAACCGCTGCCGGAGAGAGCGCGCTGTGTCCTCAACGTGCTTCGCAACCTTCTGAAGGGCCTCCTGGACCGTCTGCTCGTACTGGCGCTGCGCCAGCTCCGCCTTCTCTTGCTGAAGCCGGCGGGCTGCAACAACGGCCTTTGCAACCTCTGGCTTGACCCAGTCGGTTACGTCATCGGGGTTGCCGATGCACACCGTCCCGTCAGTAGGGTCGAACCAGAGCCCTTCAAGCTCAGGATCATGAAGCCTGGTGAGCTTCTGCAGTCCACGCTCTCCCAGAGCCCGCTCATCCACCGCCGGGGGCGGGGACTGCGCAGGCTGCTGCTCTGCCAGGCGGGTGATGTACTCCCGCAGCTCCGCGTTCTCTTTGGCCAGCCTGCTGCGCTCAGCTGTGGTCGCGCGCAGGCTGCGCTTCAGCTCCTCGACAAGGTCAGAACCCTCATCGTCGGATGGCTGCTCAGTCTCCGCAGGCTCTGCTTCCGCCTCCTCTGCGGGAGGCACAGCGCTCTCTGTCTCCTGCGGGTCAGTGGTCTCGCCGGTCTCGCTCGGCGCAGCGGATTCAACGTCTGTCGCGACGTCAGCGATGTTCTCAGGGTCCATGTGTCTCCCGTAAAACGGCCTCGAGGCCGTTCTGCCAGATGTCGCTCTGGCGGGCGGATATAACCCGCTACGCGGGTCAAACTGTCAACAGGTAATCTGTCGGAGTTTCCTGCCGGCCGCTCATCGACTCCATCATCTCTTCGGCGCCCGGAGCCATCCCGCTCACGGCGGGCGCAGGCGCCTCACCCTCGGCCAGACCGGCGGGGAGAGCCGGAGGCGCAGAAGTGGGTGCTTCCGCCGGAGGTGGGACGCCAAGCCTCATCTGCTCCAGCTGCCGCCTGCGCAGCTCCAGCCAGGCCTGCACCCCGGTGCGGTGAATCTCCGCCACCAGCTCCTCCAACTCCTCGTAAGACAGGAAGGTGTGCCCCAGCCGCTCCTCCTCTTCCGTCAACCCCATCATCCGGAGCTGCGTGCGGGCGGCATACTCGATGCGCGGATCCGGCAGCCCGTCCGGGCCCAGCCACGGCCCGAACAGCCCCGCCTGCGCCGCCTCCGCCACAGCCTGCCGGCGCATCGCCGGCGTCATGCGCGGCGTGGGAACCGGGATCACGTCCCGCCAGCCGCGCAGGTCTGCCCCGAAGAAATACTCCGGCTCATTGGAGCGGGGCGCGGCCCCATTGTAGGACGGGTTGTAGTCCACCATCACCCGCGCCGCCGTGAAGTACTCCTGCGCCAGCTGCAGCTTCTGGCGCGCCACCTCGCACTGGTGGTGGTCGAAGTTCCTGAGGTGGTAGGCAATGTTCTGGAAGCCGGCCTCGCGCAACAGCTGCAGCTCCGTTGCGGTGGTCTTCCGTGGTGTCACCTGCCCCAGTGTGGGGTGGGAGAGACCGGCCTTATCATGCAGGTTGCGCATCAGGCGCTCGTAGTCCTGCTGAGCCACCCCCAGGTTCAGGTCATACCTGAGAAACTCGAACCGGGTAATCCCGGGCCCCAGATTGATCTCCCGCTGCCCGGTCTCCGGGTCGATGATGCGCTGCGTCACATCCCCGACACCGGCAACCGCAATATCACCACGCAGCTGACGGTTCTTCACCTCCTGCAACTGCGAAAGCAGGACATCAAGCTGCTTCTGGTCGGAAAGCAGCGGCTCCAGGTACGCCATCGCGTACAGCCGTCCGGGAATCTGATACCAGAAGGCCCGGCTGAACGGCAGCACACCGTCAATCTGCAGGTCGTGCTCGTCCAGAAGCACGCCGTTCGCCCAGACCCAGACGCGCCCGTTCGGATACTTCCGGGTCGGAGCATGATACAGGCGCTTCACCACCACGCTCTGAGACTGCGGACGCCGGACCGGAGCCTTCTGGATGACGATATTGTTCGCCAGCGAATCCAGGTTCGCCATGACATCCGCCGTGTCTTCAGGCTCAACCGCCTTGCCGTACCGCTCCCTCACCCAGTCCACATGGCGGGCGTCCATCTCCACCACCCAGCGCGGCGGCCAGTTCGTATCGTCCGGGCACTTCGCATATTTGAAGATCGGCACCACCTCGGTCACGATGTCGCCGGTCAGGCCGTCTTCCGTCTTCTTCTTCGCGTCAAACTGTGTCCGGCGCAGAACCTCCCCGCAGCCGAACAGCCACAGCAGCTCCTCCTCCCGCAGCGCAGGCTCATTGTCCACCCGCTCCCTCATGCGCAGCAGCCGGGTCGCCAGGCGTGCCGCGGCCCGGTCCCCGGGTGAGCCGGATGCGGGGATAACCTCGTAGTCCGAAAGGGCGTCGGTGCACATCGAAATCACCTGCCGGACGTAGATTGGCAGCTGATTATCCGTCACCCGGGCCGTCTTGCAAAAAGGCGGCGGCTCAATCCGCCGCCCCACCCGCCGCGTCAGGTCATGCTCCACCGCCGTCCAGTGGTCCCCCGCCCAGAAGTACAGGCTCTGCAGGGCCCGGCGCTCAAAAGGCAGGCGCGCCTCCAGTGCCCACCGCTTGCAGGACTCCAGATGGTCCAGCAGCTCCTTCTCCCCGCCCTTGAACCCCGAAAGCTCGCTCGTTGTGTCCCTCACGGCAACGGCCCTCCAAGAGCCCCGTCAAAGTTCCGCGCTTCAATGGCTGCGTCCGAGGGTGCCACATGCACCGCCTCAAGAGGAGGCTCGGGCGGGCTTTCAACAACCCCTCCCGAATGCCGGGGTGCGTCCAGAAAAGGGCATCCCGCACCCTTGCGGAGCATTCGTAGCGCGGCAATGTTCAAGAGCGCCACCCAGACCAGAAGAACCCCCGCCGCGACCAGAAGAACCTCAGCCAGGACCATCTAAACAAACTCCGTCATCTCGTCGACTTTGTCTTCCTCGACCGGCAGGCTCCTGGGAGAAGGCTCAGGGCGCGGCCCGGGCTTCACCTCACCCCGCATCGGCACTCCGCAGCAGGCATAGCGCAGCGCATCACACAGATGGAACGAATGCCGGTCCGCAATGCGCTCAGTCGGGTCTCCCGCTGCATCAAGCTCCCGGGAATACCGCGACACCTGGCCGATAAGTGTGTGCAGCGTCTCGAAGATTAATAGCCTCTTCAGCCGGAACAGCGCGAAAACGCGGTCAATGCCCGCCTCAACCGACGCCACCCACGGGGCGACAATCGGGAGCCCGTGAAGAGCCAGACGTGTACGATAGTCATCCTCGTTGGGGGAGCCTCCGAGGACGTAGAGATAACTCTCTCCGTATTCGAGGATCCGGTGCGCGAGCCGCTCTGCGTCGAGCCCGGGTCCACTCCATTCTCTGTATGCATAGGCCACTCCACTCGCCGGCTCCACGGCCAGCCATACCACCGCTCCGGTCGTTGTCCCCGGGTCCACTCCCACAATACGATGCCAGTCCGGCGGAATGGTGAACGGTTTCACGATATGCACACTCGGGTCCAGCGGCCAGATGCGCCCCGCCGGCAGTGTAAACTCCGCATCGTAGAACATGCGGAAACGCCACTCCGGCATCGTCTTTTTCGCCCGGTAATATTCCCGGTCCGGGAAAGCCGGATTATCCTTCGACGTGAACCGGACCACCTCAAAGTCCGGGTCCCCGGCCACCGCCCGGTCGTGCAGAACCTTCAACCAGTTCCACTCATACGGCGTCGTCGTCAGAAGCGCCCGCCCCTGATGAATCGCAAGACGCCGCTGCACAGCCTCCCAGGCTCTCACATCCACCCGCGCCTGGCCGCATTCATCCAGCCACGCCGCCTTTGCCGTCGCGGACTCCAGACCACCCTCCGCCTCCATGGAGCGCAAAATGATCCGGCGCGTGTTCTGCGGATTGTAAATCACACGGTCCCCCGCGTGGTACTTCCACCCCATCCGCCCCACAAAAAGGTCGGACAACGCGGGAAGCATCTTCAGCTTCAGGAGGTCGTAGCTCGCGGTCGCCGCCAGATAGTCCCCGTCCCCGCACCGCTGTATCTCGCGGGCCAGCCAGTGCGGCCCGAATGTCGTTTTCCCACCCTGCGTCCCCGCCAGGACCAGGACAAAACGCGCCTCCGAATTCCACGCCTTGAGCTGGCCGGGATGGAAATTGAGCCGCAGAACCCGCTGCCCTTCGGCGTTCTTGACCTCCTCAACAAGCGGCGGGACACCCTTCACTGCGTCGAAGCGATGGAGTAGAACCGCACAGGCTCAGGAGCCTGAAAAATGTCATAAGGCTCCCGGTAGAGCCACTGCACTTCGCCTGGCGAGAGAGCCCGGACGTAAATGTACAGGTAGTCAATCTCACCCACCCACCGGTAAAGGGGGGCATCCGGCTCCTGCCCGTTCGTGCCGAGCCACATGCTTCCTTCATTGGCTGCAGTGCCGGACGGCTCGTCCTGTTCCCTAAACTCCCCGTCAAAGTACGTTCGGATTTCTCCCGTAGTGGAATTGTACGCCAGCGACAGCGACATAACCCGGCCCGGGGAAACATTACTTGCCGGAAGGAAGGTCACCTGGTACTCCCACCCGCCAAACATCATCTGGCCGTAAAGGCCCGGCAACTCTGCCGAGGTGTCCAGCACAATGCCCCACGCGGGCCAGCGGCTCACCAGATGATGCTCTCTCACACCATACCCGTAATTGGAGGCCCGCGCTGCGATAGTAAAACCCTGCGACGGGTCCGGAGGGGTTCCGCTTATAGAGCCGTACCTCTCCTGACCGGCTGGAAGAAAAAGACCTCTGTGCACTTGTGCAGGGCCCGCCAGGGAGATGATCCGGGAGTTAACCGCATCTTCCCAGTTCTCCCCCGCAGGGCGGTTGAATATCCAGGCGCCCCAGAGACCCCGCGCCAGCGGGTGCGTCCGGTCCAACGGACAGCGCAACCCCGGGTCTGGCTTCTGCGCGCCCCAGTACCCCACGGCTCACAGAACCTCTTCGTTGTAGAACCGGACGAACACCTGGTTGTCCCCCACGTTCGTTGTCGTCGTGGCACCGGTCGCATTCATCCACAGCAAACGGAACCGCACCGGAGGGATGATCACTTTTGTGACCGCCAGGATCTGCTGGGATGTACTTTGCCGGACCTGGAACGCAGCCAGCATCAGAGACTCCTGCGGCTCCACCGTTGACGAACCGTCCACCCAGATGGTCTCATCCATCGCCGGGATCAGATAAACCCCGATATAGGCCCCGGAACCCGGAGCAGTCTGAAAGCGGGCCCGGCAAAACAGATCCATAAAGCGGTTGCGCTCACTCGAATTCACAAACTCACGCCCCGGCACCCGGGTCGCGGTGGCCCTGTTGGCAAGCTCGCTCGCTGTAAACGCCGCAACAGGCTTCGTCTGAACACTCCACTTGCATTCGGCCACGGCCCTAGCCCTCCACAGCGAAGACGTCGATCAGCTGACCGACCACCCACTCGAGATCATTGTCCGCCACGGCCGCGCCATGGGTCTGCACCGTCGCATTCCCCAGCACCGCCCAGAGCATCCTTTTCGCCTCGGCCACAGGGTCCAGCAGCGCCCGCTTCGCCCAGGCAAGCCGCTTCGCCCGGTTCATGGTGCTCTCCGGCTCAGCGAGCACGGCGCTGGCCCGCTTTGCTACAGCCCCCGCCGTTTTGGCAAGCAACGTCGAACCATCCGGCCCCATCGCAATGTTGTAAATGTCCAGCAAAGTTGGCATATCAGCCTCCGTCACACTGCTCCCGCTCATCCCCTCCGGCCGGCAGAGCGGGCCGCTCCTCCGGCAGCGCCTGCACCGGATTGCCGGCCACCTCCACGTAAACCACCTCCGAGCGCTGAACCACCTCCTGGCGGTCCCAGAACATCCCGAGGTGCTTGCCCAGAAGCTCTAGCGCCCGCACCCGCGCCGTCGCGTTCCCCTCCGCGGCATCGCACTCAGCCTCCTTGATCAAACGCTCGATAACATAATCCTGCGACAGCTTCAACCTCTCACGCCTCTCCCGCATCCGCCGCTCCACCGCCGCCCGGACATGCGGCCGCCTGAGAAGGTCCCTCCCCGCATTGCCCCGCAGATACCCCGCCGCCCGGGCCGCCCGTGTGGAGTTGAGATCAACCAGATACTCGTCCACAAACCGGAGCTCCCTGGCATCCAGCCCCTCGTCCACACTGCCCCACTCCAGCCGCGTCTTCATCGCATTCCCCATAATATAATCTCAAACCCTGTCGCCGCGTAACAGTGTTACAGGTGTTATGCCGGCTGTTATACAGCCCGCCAGGATATGCACGGGGTTCCAGTCATACAGGCCAGTGATCAGGCCCCGAGGCCGTTCAGAGCCCGGTCAATCAAGCCGCCGCGGACAAAACGCAGCCCCAGGGCGTCTCTTCGGAGGTAGACGCGGCCGCGGAATGTCGCATCTGACCCGGCGGGGTGTGACGGATGTGACGGATTGAGGCCGTTTCAGAAACTTTCCCGCGCCTGTACGCGCGGGGGTAGTTTTCAAAATTGGGGTTGTATCCGTCACAGCAGCCCCTTCCGCAGGCAGGCCGTAACGGTGTATAACACTGTTATATAACGTGTTATACGCCGCCACCCGGCACGCCCTTCAACACCTGATAATCAGCTTGTCACCAGACCGCCCGACCCACCTGAAACACCCTCTCACCCCGCCCGCACACCCACAAAACACCCGAAAATTCCCACCAAACCAGCCTCAAACGCCCTCCCCCGCGCCCCCTCCCCTGGGAGAAGGAAGAGAAGGGAAAGGGTAGGGGGATTATGGGGGTATAGGGATTGGGATGAGATTGGATGAGGGTTCTTCTATTGATACCCCTTCTCCTTGGTACATCTTCTATATCAAAATATAAAATACACCCCTATTCTGAAGGGGACATAACTGTTACACAAATGCCCTTTGGAGCAATTTGTGTAACTGTTATGGCCCCTTCAGAAAGAAATATACTAATGAAGAAGGAAAGGGGTAGGGGTACCAGGGGAAGGGGAAAGGTAACACTTTGAAGGTTTTTGAAGGAGTCATTGAAGAGTTTTGAGTTTTTCTTCATCTTTTGTTTTTCTCGGGCATAACAGCGCAACGCCCAACGGTCGGGCCGTAACAGTTACGCGAATAGCTCTAAAGGCTTCCGCGTAACAGTTACGTCCCTCCCTGGGCTGCGCTGTTATGCCCAGGAGCCTCCTTAACCCTATCCCTTGCCAGGCGGAAATGGTGGGAGGGAGGGTTCGTAAGCTAGTAACATTCACCCGCGCCGCCGCGTGCACAGGCTAGCCCCCCGCGCCAGAATGCCCGCAAAGGCCTCTATTTTGACCGTACAGCGCGTTTACCCCCGGGGACGTGTTCCAAGACCTCTGGCACAAAAAGGCCGCCTGAAAAGCCAAAATAAGCC